GATGTACTTCGTTCAGTTCAATTTGGGTGTTTGGCGCCGTTTTCGCATTTATCGTGAAACGCTTCGCGTTTTTCGTGCGCCGCTTCAACGGAAACCTTTGGCCATTGAGCCATCGGGAACCGCATGGAATACGCATCAGACTCAAACACGCGGAAAGCTCTGGATCTGCCATCTCACGTGTTCCAATCAACGTGACATCTCCAAATCCCCTCAACACCACCCGGCCTTCTCGGTGATGACCCCGATGGACGGAACTGCTAGTCCGCCCATGTTCGCCTTACGGCAAACGCAAGGTTGTCCTGCGTCAAGTTGTGTACAGCCATGAGCGCGGTGCGACCGCTGCTCAAACACCTTCGGGCTGGTGATGTCGAAGCGGCGCGAGAGCGGAACGACGTTCCCGGCCTCGTCGCGGGTGACGGGGTCGGCGAGCGATCTTGTTTTCATTCAGGACAACGGTGAAACGAATGTTCCTTCTGTGTCCATATCTACCAGCTTGAGCAATGTCATATCCATCTTCCGCGGCAGCGGTCTGTATGTCTTTCCGCCTCCGACCACTCATCGTTCCTTCCAGTCGAACAGCAGTCCGCTCATTACTGCGTCTTCGGCGACACGGATTCCCCGGTTGATCGATCAACAGTCCCATTCTCCATCTTCCGCCCATTTACGAATCCATGAAACGGCTTCCGGTGTTGGCTGCGTCAGATCAAGCGTTCGACCTCCGACATGCAGAAACGCCTAGCGCCACCTTCTTGGCGGCGAGTATTTGTCTGCAACCTGCTTGTCTGTAGTCGTGAAGATTCCCGGTTCACGTAAGTTCGCCGCGGCGATATTCGGTTATCTGTGCTTCGTTGCGATCTCCACGCCAAACGATTTCAGTAAGACCACTCTCGCCCTCGCTGCCTCGTCCACCATCCGCTGCGCCGTGGCCATGTCGCCGCGCTCGACTGCGGCGAGGTAGTCGGCTTGTCGAGGCGCGAGGCCTGGTCAAACGGCCGGCAGCGCAGCGCGGGAATCGTGTCCAACACTTCCAGCACATCTGTCTTCGTCAGCGTGTCCTCTGTCTCCTGAGTCGCAGATCCTGAGGTGAATCCCGTGTAGCCCAACTTCTTCGCCCAGCCAGCACTGATGTCATCGACCGATGCCAGCCCGGTTCGTAGGGCGCGACCCGTTGACGCCGCGACGCGGTCGTGAGTCCGTGGAGTCCTTGCTCTTGTCCAGCAATACGCGATTGATCGCGCCAGCCAGATAGTCGAACGACTCAACGCTGTTCGTGTACTTTCGCGGCATCAATGCCGCCAAGCACGGTTGCTAATTGCGTCGCACGGCCGGCAGCCATCGCCATCCGCCGGATGCGTAATCCCGGGCGAATCCGCGTTCGTCCAACATGTTTGACAGCGGAAGCAGTTCAGAAACCCGGTCGCTTGGTGCAGGACTGACCGCCTGCTCAAGCGGCGCAGCCATGCCCTCGCCCTGCACGCGGTACGGGAACCGGCTGCTCGAGGCTGCGCCGGCCGTCATGTTCATCCTCGCCGCGGTCGTGACGTACGGGTCGCGCACGAACTGCGCGTTCGCACGGGCGGCCTTCTCGTCCATCGCCCCGGTCGCCATCACCTCGTCGAAGATGCGATCCTCAATGGCGCGCGCTTCCTCGACGAACGTGGTGTCGGCCTGCTCCGCGCTTGCTCCATGATCTGCCGCGCCTGATCGACGAGCTGGGTGCGGTTCTTCTGGAACTCGGCTGCCTCGGTGACGCTCATCGCGTCAGGCTCCAGCCGCCCAGGTGCGGGAGCATCCGCATTGCCGATGTCCGATGCGGCGGCGCGAGCCCGCGAACGTGGCGGTCGGGATCGTGATGTCACCTCCGGGAGCCGCGCCCGGCGAAGCTGCTCGCGCAGGCCGGGGAACGCCTCGTCGAGGCGTCGCATCCGGCACGTTCGACTGCCGGTAAGGATCTCGCGCACCTGGTCGGCATCGACGTAGATCGTCTCCGCGGTCGTGCCTTCCGCCTGCGAGGGCGATGAACTGCTCCGAACGCCCCGACGGCTCTCGACCGCGCAGCTTGCTGTCCTGCGCGTTCTCGGTCAGCCTCTGGAAGAACGCAGCCGTGCGCTCGGCGGTGTTCGCGCGCGGCGCGTGTCGTAGGTGAAGTTCGTGCCGGGGGCGATGCCTCCGAGGATCGCCATGCGGCGGCTCCCTCGACGCCTGCCTCGAGCGCGCGCTCGACCATGTTCGTGAACCCTCCCTCCGACATGATGACGGAGGACTTGCTGCTCCCGTAAGACGCCAGGCGAGGTCATCGCCGATCTGCCCGGATATCTCCACGGAGGAACTCCTCTCCGGCGCCCTGCGCCGACCGCCTTCGCGTACTCCTTGCCAGTGTCGCCACTCGCCTTCACTTGCGCGGTCGGCTTCGCGAGCGCGTTCGCGACGGCGGGGGCGAAACAGGTTCACGCCCATCTTCTTGAGCGCGCTGCCGATCGCAGCCGAACGAGGATCATCTCGATGGAGGCGTTGACAACGCCGACGCCGATGGCCGCCTTGCGCGCGGCGTGCGGGTCGTAGCCCTGCTCGATCATCTGCTGGTAAGAAATCCCGGCCTCGGACGCGAACGCCGACCGCGCCGACCCGGCGGCGAACCCGGCGCTAGCGCCAGTTGCCATGCCTGCCGGGACGGTCAGGGCCCGGCAGGGCCGCCGACCAAGGCCGATGCCGCCGCCCATCGTGGCGCGCCCATCGCGGTCGTTTCGGCGATCTCCGGGATGCTCTCGAACATCTGCCCGACCACCTCCGGAGGTCGTTCGAAGGCGCCGCCCTCGCGCGTCCAGCGACTTCGAGATCCTTGCTGATCTGCTCGGCTGCTTTCGAGGATCGGGCGACCGCTGCGCTCGGAGGCCCATGAGGTCATTCGCGCGCCCCATCTCGACGATGGCTCGACGCCCGGTTGAACCGTTGGCGGATGATGTCGCCGGCAGCGGCGGCCATCTCGACTCGCGAGCGACCAGCCGCGTGACGTCGTACAGCCCCCTTGAACGGGATGACCTTCGCGAACCACGAGTTCTGGAACAGGCGCTCCGTGTTTGACAGCGTGTCAGCATCGTGGCGTGCGCGATCTCGGCGAACTCTCGTTTAGCGAGGTAGCCGGCGAGGATCGGGTCGCGGCGCATCGGGTCGCGGCGCTCCATCTCCTCGACGAGCGCGCGCTGCGAGAAGGTCATCCATGTTCCGCATCGCGATGTCGGTGCCGGCGCCGAACTGCTCGCCAGAGCTTCTTGGCGGCGGCTGCCTGGTCAGGATTCACCTTCGCGACGCCGACCATTCCGGCCATGAGTGCGTCCTTGCGCTCTCGAGCCATCTGCGCGGCAACGGGATCGAATCCCAGTTCCTGCGGACGGAACTGGGGGATGCTCCGCTCTACTGACATCTCCTCTGCGACAGGGTCGGGAACGTTCTGCGAGGGTGCGAACTCGGCCATGCGCTCGTTGATGTCTTCGATCACTTCCACGGCTTTCCCCTTCCTGATCCACCACTCGCGGATGTCTGCTGCGCTCGAGATTGGCGACCCCTGAACGCGCTCGAGCGCGGCGCGCGCCATGCGAGCCTGCACCAGCGGAACCTCGTGGCCCTCGATTGGAACCACCGCCTCGGCGATCTGCTCCGGAGTCATGGTCGCGACCGGGATGTCAAGGTTGGATTCGAGGAAGTCGAACCCGAGGAACGAACGCTTGATGCGCGCCGTTTCCATGATGGCTCGGTCGATGATCGGCTGCTTCTCACGGTCGGACATCTTGCGAGCCGAGGCGCTCCTCTTTCGAGCGCGACCATCTTGCTGATGTTGTCGCGAAGGATGACGGACGCCTTGACGTCACGCCTTCCTCGCCGCTGCTCGGGTTGACGAGGCGCTTCGAGTCCGTTGTCGATCCAGAGTGCGATTGATCTGCTGCGCGTCAACGGTCGCATCGAGGATCGCCGCCGGCTTGCCGAGCGAGTCGGCGAGCTTGCGGTACGTCTCTGGCGTCAGCCGACGCCAGTTCTGCGACAGGAACTCCGGAGTCAGCTTCTTCGGATCGGTGTAGACATCGTTCAGCACCGCCTCGTCGTTGCGACGTCCCTGCCCTGCAGGAGCCGCTCTCGATCGGTCGGCTTCAGCGCGCCCCACCACGGGATCGACGCCGCCGACGTCGTTGCCGGGAACCGCGAGGAACTGCTCGACGTTGTCGAGCTGGACGCGGTACTCCTCGTTGACGAGAGCCTCGTCCTGCGCGTACTCGGTGCGGAGCTGCGACTGCACCATGCGGCGCATCGTGACGTCCTCAATGCCGTCCGCTCGCTCGAGCGCGGCGCGGAGGGTTCTCGGCGGCGCGCTGTCCTCGGTCGCCTCCTCGCCGTACCTGCCGAGGTTGCTCTCGGCGCGGACGATGCCCTGCGTTCGGATGCTGCGCGACAGCTCGATCACGGTCGCGCGGTCGCGGTTCGCGTCGAGCGATCCCTGGAGCCGCTCGGTCACCTTCCCGTCCACCGTCCCGGAAATCTGCTCGAGGAAGGTGGCCGCCTCCTCGTACTTGTTGCCGCGCATCAGCTCGCCGACCACGCCCGTCGCGACGCGGTCGTAGACCTTCTGCTCCATCGCCTTCATCTGCGCCGAGTCGGCGGGGATGCCCATCTCCCGCGCCGGCGGCGCGGATGCTGTTCAGCGCGACGCCGAGGTTCACCTCGTACTCCTTGACGCCGAACTTCTCACCCGTCATCGGGTCGAGCGCGTCCTTGTTTCCGTATGCCACGACCGCCATGTCGGCGCGCTGCTCGCTGCGCGCGACGCTCTCGCTGATGTTGTACTTCTTGACCTGGTCGTTCCTGTGCGCGAGCATGCGCCGCCTGGAACGATGCCATCAGCTCCTCGCCAGCACGGGCGCGAACGCATCGCCTTCTGCGCGTGTCCGTTGACCCGGCCCGTCCGCGACGGTCGCGCCGATCTGCGACATCTGCTCCGTGGTCGGCTGGAACTGCGTGTCCGCGTCCTTGCCTCCCGTGGACGGGTACTGCGTCGAGGAGGCGGTTGAACGCCGTGATCGTCTCGGCGATCGGCCTGCTTCGCCGCGCCCTCGTCGAGCGCGTCCTGAATGCTCGAGCCGACCCGGAACGCCACGTTGCCGGCGGCGGTCATCGTGCGCCGAGTTCGACCATCTGCCTCGGTGCGAGGTTCTCCATCGGCGCGACGCCGGGAGCCCGCGAACTGCCCGATGTCGCCGCCGCCCTGCGGCGCGACCTGCGGCACGAATGTGGTCGGGTACGGTTGGCATGGTTCAGAGCCTCTGCGTCGAAACGCCGGACAGGAGTTCCTCGATGCGCTTGTTGCGCGCCCACATCGATGCGATGTCGGCTGCGCTCCCCAGCAGCTCGTCGAGCGACAGGCCGGGGTAGATCGTGTTCGCGCTCGCTCGCAGGTTCTGCGCGACAGGTCGCTCATCAGCGCCTGCGTCCCGATGTTGAACGCCTGGAGCTTGGCGGCCTCCTGCGCCCGGACGTTCGCCGCGCTCATTGACAGGCGGTCAATCTCCTTCGTGACGTCCATGCTCGCCACGACCTCCTGCGCCGGAGCCGACGCGAGCTGGATTCCTCGTGCGGCCATGCCGGCGGGCGCTCGCGCGCCTGACCCGCTCGCATGGTGTATGCGCCGATCTGCCGCTGCCCTGCTCGCCCATCATGGCGGCGGTGAACTCCGCGCCGCGCTGGTTGATCCGGCCCATCTGGGCGGCGAACGCCTGGTTCTGCGCCTGCATCCGCAGCTGGTTCTGCTGGTTCTGCGCCGCGTAGAACGAGCCGATGGCGCTGTTCGCTGCGCCGAAGATCGACACGACCGAGGCCGAGCGTCGTCGAGTCCCTGCGCGAACCCGCTCGTCCATGACGGTGCCTCGCTCGCCGTGCCCGACGAGGAAGGTCGAGGATTCGCCGTAGAGCGGGCTTTGTGCGGTCGCTTGCAGTGCCATGTCAGCCTCCGATCACGACCTCTGCGGTCATGCCGACGATTGTGACGGGCAGGATCTGCCTGCCGGACAACGATGTACCCGTCCTGGTTCCAGGACGAGCGTGATGTCAATGCCGATCTCCTCGGTCTTCATGTCCAGGCGGCGAGCCATACGGCTCCGTCGTTCGCTGCTTGAACTCGACGAGGCGCGAGCCGCTCGGGCCGACGAAGATGCCGCTCGAGCGGTACACGCGCAGGTTCACCCTTGTTGACGTTCTTGACGCGACCCTGCCCGAACGCCCTCCATCTGGATCGCCATCGGGAGGGTGTTCGGCTCCGACGTCGTACGGCGAGCCGACGTGCACGACGGTCGCCGGCACGATCCAGTGCGGTTGCCCCGTCGAGGTCACGACCCGCTGCGTCATCACTGCGCCGTCCGCCAGGATGCTGACGGTCTTGCCCTTCGAGGTGAGTCAGTCCGCTGACGGTGTCCCGCGCGAAAGCCCAGACTGCCGTGGCGACGCCACGCAGCGCGACCGGCAGCAACCTTGTCCACGCGAGCGGTCGCCACGGTCGTGGACGTCGTTGACAGGATCGTGAGCCGGTACTCGTCCGTGCCGTTGGTCAGAACGATGGCGTCGCCGACGTCCGTGGTCGCGCGGGAACTGGAAGATGGCCGCTGCTTGCCGTGATCGTCAGCACTTCGGCAGGACGTCCAGGTCGTCCCGCCCGTGACCGTCACCGTGGTAGCGGTCGTGTTGTTCGCCGTCGTAGGTCAGGCCGCTGTCAACGAAGAACGCGTCCTCGAGGTCGGTGAAGTTCCGAGACTCCATGCGCTCGACGTAACGCTTCGTGCTTCCGCCGATGGTGCGGCGCACGGCCACGTAGAGCGCGTCCTCCGCGCCCTCGGCGACCGTGCAGCAGCTCTCGAACGCGCCGTCCGTTTCGTGCTGGTGCCACGCGCCGACCTGCTGCTCCGGGATGTAGGTCAGTCCGAGCAGCTTCCGCGCTTCGAGGACACGAACCGCAGCAGCGGCTGCGGAGCGCGCTTCGCGTATGCCATGTCAACGATGTCGAACTCGTCGAACAGGTGCGAGGCTCGAGATCGACAGGTCATCGTGACGAATCCGCTCGACTGCCATGAGTACCCGAGTTCGCGAACGTGACCGCCTCGAGCAGAGCAGTACACGACGGTGTTGTTCACGATCTGCGGCTGCACGTTGTTCGCGCCGATGTAGGACTGCGGTCGCACCGAGATCGTGGTCGGCGTGATGGTGTCGCTGTTGACCGGATGACACACGCCATTCGGCTGCGCTCGTCAGGAGCGGAAGCTGCGTGAGCGGAACGACGTGGCGGATCGGTGTTCGCCTCGCGAGCTGCGACGCGAAGGTTGATCCGGTCGGTGTCCTGCAACGGGATGTGGTGCGACATGTCGCTTTCCGTTCCGATCTGGCGTCATCCACATCGTCTGCGGTGCGTTCGTTCGTGCCGGCGAACACGCGGCGCTGCTCGAAGTACGAGACGGCGCCAGGATAGTTGTTCGCGCTGTTGAACACCGTCTCGACGACAGGCGGAGAAATCTCCATGTCCGGCGCGATGTTGTTGTCAACGAACGAGGTTCCTGACGTCTGGCCGATGTAGCCGTACAGGCCGGACTGGCGCTTGTGCAGCGTTGTATCGGCTGGCTCCAGTGACGGCAGTCCCAGGAGATCGTGTTGGACGCACCGGTAACGGAAAGGTTGTTCGTTACGCGCAGGATGGCAGGTGACGCGGGAGTTTCGTCGGTTCCAGCCTCTGAAATAGCGGTCGACGCTAGAGTTCGTGATGCTCAAAGTACCAGGGCCGTGACACATGACCAGTTGCCGTCCGCTTCGTGTACGTGCCGGTGAAGTTGGTGTTCGGCCCCGGTGTCGTATTCGCGAAGCTGGATGAGTATGCAACCGTCGAGTGTGGACGGTGTAGTACTTGTTGTTGACAGTTCGCACATCACAGCTGACGCCGCTGATGCAGATCGTGTCCGCCATCGCGATGTGAGACGTTCTGAGCTCGCCGGATCGCGATCGTGTCCCGTACCGCAGTATCGACTCCGGTTGGTGATGCTGTATCCCTGCTCCCACGTTGCCGTTACCGTAGGAGCTCGGTCGGCGCGATGTTCGCGGCGAACGTGATCGTCGTGAGCAGTCCACGTCGGTCGCGCCACAGCCGGCGAAGCTCTCGAGGCGCGTAGTTCGGGTGAGACGAGCGTGAGGACGTCAGCGCTTTGCACGTGGTGGATGTCGAGAACAGGTCTGCCGACGAAGTACGGAGACGGGATCTCGTAGATCCCAGCCGGCATCGCGTACCAGTAGGCACGCGTTCGGCGGCGCGTTCCCGGTGGTTGCCGCGACGCAGTAGTAGTTCACGCCGCCGCTCGAGACGAGGTCGCCGACCACGAGTATGCGGTCGCACGCGTCGTAGGCTGCCGGCGTTCCAGGCCCGAGCGTGGCGGCCTGCGTATGGAACCGGATGTACCGCGCGCCGAGTCTCGATCACCATCGTCTGCGTGGTGCTGTACGTGAACGGCAGCAGGCGCGACTGGTCTTCTTGAGTCGTTCTTGACCTCGCGGCACGAAGCGCTGTCCGGCTCGGTTCTCGGCCGGCACCCTGCGGCAACGCTATGAAGTTCGCAGCTTGAGCGCAGCGCCCGTCTGGAACTTGACGTCATCGATTCGCCCGAACATCTCCGGGCTGACACTTCGCCGCCGGCGAACGAATCGGTAGTACGTGCGCGTTTGTGGCATCGACTTACCTCCCGCTCGATCCAGGTGGACGATGTGTTCGACCTTGACGTCGCGCTGGCTTGCGTCGGACGCCCGCGCCTGCTGGAGATAGGTCAGCCATCATCTGCTGCGCATCGCTTCGGCCTCGGCGGCACCCTGCAGCGGCCTTGACAATCAGGGCCGGCAAGCAATGACGCGAGGTGCCACGACAGCGCAATGGCAAACAGCGGATCGAACTTCGTCGGAGTCGGTGACGAGCGCCTGATACCGCAGGATGCGCGTTCTTCCTGATTGGTGTAGATGACCTTGTTGCCGAGCGTGTCCGTCTCGATGACGTACGCGCTGCGGGACGTAGGTTCCTGCGCCGACGAACGGCGTGTTGATCGCATCGCCAGTACCGGTAATCGGTCGGCGGGATATGGACGCGATCGTGTAGTCGTCTTCGACCTCGGGCGGAAGCACTGCCACGGCGGCCATCATGTCGCCGGGACCGCATACGCGTACTTCCACATGGTGTACGGCATGGTGACCTGCGCGAGCGCGACGCGCCGTGACGCGAAGCTCCACGTTGTGCATCTGGAGGAGGCGTGTCGCGCGCGATGGGGTAGAACCGCTGGCACTGTTCTGCCTGCGCCGATCCCTCCGGTGGGTCGATGCCGGCGACGGTTGCATTGTCTCCGAGATGTGCGAGCGCGAGGTTGCAGATGTCAACGACCGACGGCATGACGGCCTCCTATCAGCGAGCAGGAGGGGCGCCGTGGTTTCCCGCCGACTCCCCTCCTTGTTCACGTTCACGAATCGTGGAGATCACTCCGTGACCCGCAGCCTCGGATCTATCCTCCTTGCGCAGACGTCGCGGCGGCGCGCTCGGATGCGTTCGGGTACGTGTTGCCGGAACTCCATCGGCTCGAGATACTCGAGGTTGATGGTTGTACGGACCCGTTGTAGTCGAAGACGTCTCCGGGCTGTCGCAGACCGTTGATCCACGAAGCAGAGGAACCTTTGCCTTGACCTTCGCGCATGAGTTTCTCCTATCAGGCTGACCACGAACCCGCCGGCGTACACGCGGCGATCCTGGACGTCGATCACGATGTCTCCACGCACGGTTCCGGCCGTGTACGTGCCAGATCGTGACCAGGTTGGCACCGAGGTATCGCTGAAGCGATCCAGCCGCGCTGCTGCTGTGGAGTGATACGCACCACGATCTGCGTGCCGAGCCGTGAGGTTGGCGGTGGCAATCGAGCCGACTCTCGCCGCACACCAGCGGGGTGGTGTCGAGGTCAGAAGTGCTGTCCGTCACCGCCTGGAACGCGACGTTGGTACCACCAGCGAGTGCGGTGGTGACAGTGAAGATCACGCAGCAGATCGCTGCCGGCACCAACATCCACGGTCTGCGTCCCCTGCGCGATGGTGTACAGGCTTCCGCTCGCGGTGGCAACGTAGCTGGTGTTGGAACGAAGATCGACCACATCGGCGCAGGTCATACGTACCAGCCGAGAGGCTTGCTCCGGTCGCGAACGATCCGAGAGCGAGGTTGTTGTCAAGAATCATGAGTGAGTCCTTTCTGCCTATGTCCTATCAGGACACGGCGAGCTTCGGTGTTGATGAGGTGATCGACGCGGCGGCACGGAACTCCGAGGAACGACAGCCACGAAGTCGGGGGTGCCGAACTGCGACAGACCCTGGTTCACGGCACAGAACGTTCTGCGCGCGATCCATCGCCTGGATCGACAGGCCGGCATGAACCGTGCGGTTCATGTAGAAGGCCGGACGTCCCATCGCCATGTTCGGGATGCGGTACAGGGCGCGAGCCATGCACTTGACGAGCTGCGTGGCAACGTTGGACGCCTGCGTGCCGGTAGTCGCCTGGAGATGCGCTCGATGTCGATGTTCGCGATGCGAACGACGTAGCGCCAGTCCTTCACGACCAGACCGTTCTTCCACTGGTAACGGGTGGCATACGCCTGCATGCGCTCCGTGGCCGATGCGGTCGATGCACCGGAACTCGAGGGCGTGTAGACGGTCTGCTCGCCGAGATCCTCATGCATGAGGCCAGCGGTGCTGCCCTTCGGGAACGGGCAGTACACCGTGTTGTCGCCCCACACGACGAGATACACCGAGGTGTTGTCGCTGCACCGGTGCCGCCGGCACTCGATCACGTTCTGGCTGTTGTTGACGCTCGCCGAGAGCGACGAGTACCGAGCCGCAAGGCCGAGGAACGACTTCGGCTCGATGGCGGGGTTGCCATAGAACATGGTCGCGGCCTGCGTCTGGTTCATCGCCTCGAGGAAGGCGACGTCCTCGGACAGGCGGAACTGGGCGGTGTTGCCGTTGAGCATCGCGAGATCCTTGTCAACCTCGCTGCGAGCCTCGAGGATGCCGCAAGCCTCATCGACCTGCGCGGTCGTGGACTTGCTGCTCGGGACGCCCTGGTTGAGGGCGCGCCAGTAAACGGCGGGAAGGCCGGTGCGGATGATGACGCGCTCGCCGGTGGGCAGGTTGCCCTCCTTGAACACGGCGTCCTCGAGGATCTCGTTGGACTGCGAGAGGGTTCCGCGATGACCGGGACGCGGCCCTCGGGATCGGTGCGCTTCGCCCAGTCGGCGAGCGTCAGGTTGCTGCTGGTGAGAACTGCCATTTGAGAAGTTCCTTGTGGTTAGGAGTTTGAGTAGAGGACGTCAGCGAAGTCAGAGAAGCTCTTCGGTGCGCCCTTGCCAACGGCAGGTGCGCCACCGACGAACTTGTCCTCGCTGATCGCCTTGCCTGCGCGATACATGAACCGGATGACCTCCGGGTGATCGCCCAGGCCGGACTGGTTGAGCAGGGTGCGGAGTTCGGTGGTGCCGAACGCATCGAGCGCGCGCTTCGCGACACCGAGGTTCTCGGAGAGCTTGTCGCCCCCGAACTCCTTGTCGCTCTTGGAGCTGGTCACCCACTCCGTTCGCACCGCCTCGATCTGCGCCTGCTGACGCTCGGCCATCTTGGGGGCCATAGCGTCGAGGACGCGCTGCGCGGCTTCCTGCGACAGGTTCAGCTCGCGCGCGACCGTGGAGTACGCCTCCATGACGTCGGGGTCGAACGCTCGACCTTCCGCCGCCTTGAACTCGTACTTCTCCGTGCGCCCTGCGGCTTGGTGTCCGCGGCAGGCGCATCGGTCTTTCCATCGGTCGGCGCCGCCTTGCTCGCAGAGGCCGCGTCTGCGGCTTGCGAGTCCTGGGTCGTGGTCGCCTTCTGCTCGCCTCCGTACAGCTTCTCGGCCGTCGCCTCGATGCCGGACGGAGCGGGTGACGAGGAGCGGCTGTGTGGTGGTTTCAGCCGCTTTCCATCATCGTTGGTTCGTTCATCTGTCTGTTCCTTCATCATGGTCGGGTACTGCTCCGGGCAGCTCGCGTGGATGATCGCGAGCATCCGTAGCCCCTGGTTCCTGCTGCCTTCCGCGAACGCCATCGTCATCGCGTTGGTGTTGAAGGACGAGCGGAACACGCCGGCCTGATCGAGCATGCGCCAGACGATCCGCCTGCCGCGCTTGGTCAGCATGAGCCACTTGACGTCCGATTCCTCGGCCTCCTCTCGAGCTTGTCGCGCAGGTCGCGTGCTTTCTTCTCGCGCTCCTGGCCGCGCAGGTCGAGCGGGTCGTAGTTGGCTCACGGCTGAAAGATAAAGATGCGTATGTTTCTTACGGGTATGGTCAGCGGACGCCGCCGTACAGCATCGTCGCCGCCTCGCCCATGCGGTTCTGCGCCTCGATGCCGAGGTCGGTGATCTGGAGTTCGACCATGTTCTCGGTGCCGCCCTGCGTCTCTTCCTTGCCAGCGCTCTTGACGTAGCAACGGGCGCGGATCTCCATGACTGCGCCAGGAGCCGGAAGCGCGGACAGCCCGAGCTTCTCGAGCTTGGTCGGACTCGAGCTTGATGCACATCCCTTCCGGGTACTTCGGCTCGTCCATCTCGACCTGCCCCGGCATCTCCTCGCGCTCGGGTTCCATTTCCATGCTGATCATTGCCATTGTGGTGCCTTTCAGATTTCGACCGCGGACGGTGATCCGTAGCCGGAGAACATGTTCATTACATCGGTGAGCGCGTTCTGGCCGCCGGTCGGAGCCGAGGCCATGTTCTTGACAGTCTGCGACTGCTGCTGCATCGCGGCGGCCTGCTCCTTCGCGGCCATCGCCTGGTTCCGTGCCTGCCGCAGCATCGCGACCTCCTTGTCGGCAACGATGAGCGAGGGATCGACGCCGAGCATGTCGGCGTAGATGTCTGCCCACTGGTCGCTGTCGAACTTGTCGAGGATGTCCGGCTTCATCGTCGCGATCTGGCCGAGGTTTCCGACGAACCTGTCAACGGCGTTCGTGCCGATGGCGCGCTGCGCCTGCGCGAGCATTGACACGAACTCGACGTTCAAGTCCATGCCCTGAAGTTCATCTGGCGCCGGCGGCAGGATGCCGGACTGCACCATGCGCGTGAACGTGATGTCAATGAGCGGGTCGAGCAGCTCGTTGTGCAGACGCTCGAGGACGGGGCCGAGCATCAGCAGCTTCTCTTCATGGCGCTCGGCGACCTCGGTCGCGGTCATGCGGGTGTTCGGCTGCGTTGCCAGCATCAGGAACAGGTCGGCGTAGAACGCGCCGCTCACGCGCTGACGGACGTCCTGGATGTCGGCGAGCAGGTAGTTCAGGTTGAGGTTCACCTCGAACGCGCTGCGGATTCCCTGCGACGCGCCGTCCACGAACGTGATCCCGCCGGGGAGCGTGTCAACGTCGCGGTTCTTCATGCCGGCGGAAATCTGGAGCGGCGGCTTCGTCTGGTAGTCGATGGCCTGCGCCTTGCGGAGCTGCTCATGCTGGAGCTGCTTGATGTCGCCGAGCGCCTCCATGCCGGGGCTGTTGCCGTAGATGTCGCCGCCGACCACCGACCAGCGCGGACAGACAGCCGGGAAGTGCGTGAACCCGCTCTCGCGCAGGAACACGCCGTCCTCGCCGCCGACCTCGAAGTACCACGACCCGAACGGCATGTTCTTGGCGTCGCGCTTCTCGATGTCGCGGTCAGCGCGCGGCTCGATGGCGTGGATCACGGGAACCCACTGGTCGAGGTTGCCCGTGCGGTACATGCTCTTCACGGACTGGCTGCACTTCTCGAGGCCGAACTCCTTGACGAGCTGCGAGACGGTCATCTCGAACTCGCGGTACAGGGTGCAGACTCGCCCCTGCGCGTCGGTCGAGATGCAGTACTCGCCCGTCGTGAGCGGGTAGTGGTGGATCACCTGCTCGAAGTCGGGCAAGCACGATGCTCGCCGCCGTGCCGAACGCGCCGAGTTCCTCGTACATCAGGTGCAGTGAGCGGTAGGTGTTCGACTTCTGGAACACGCGCTGCATGCGCTTGGTGACGTCATCGAGCCAGAGCTTGACGGGCTGGTACGAGTTGAGTTCCGGGTCGGGCGTGGCAAGACGGAACCACTGCCGCGCCGGCGACGTCGCGCCGGACATCAGCCCAGCGCCGAGGGTGCGAGCGCGCGCGTCCCGGTGTTGTCGTAGATCGCGTTGTGCCGGCGCCATCCCTTGTCGCGATCCTGGCGGAAGTACCGCCCGTTGCGCGGCAGCAGGTAGGAGGTGATCTCCTGCCAGTGCGCGAGCCACGATGCGCGCTCACTCTTGAGCTGGCCCCACCGGGTGAACAGCCGATCCCGCGTGGGAGCATCGGGATAGGACGAGTTGTCTCCGGTGTATTCGCTCATGGGTCAGCCTCCGAGGAGGGAAGTGCGTCCGAGCGCGAGCTGCGACGGATCGACGCCGGTCGGCCCGGTCAGCATGGTGCCTGCGGGGCCGCCTGCCGCTCCTCGCTTGCGCCGGCCATGATTCCGGCGACGTCTGGCTGGCGTCGGTTCGCGGCGGCCATCGCCATCTCCGACTGTCGCTGCTGGCTGCGAGCCTGGGCCTGCTGCTGCTTCTGCGCTTCCTGCTGGTTCTTCATCGCCTTTTCCTGGGCGGCGGCACCCTGTTCGCCGGCATAGATGCTGTATCCGGTGCCGGCTGCTGCTGCCGCGGCGGCGGCAATCAACGCTCCTTCAATGATTCCCATCGGTGATCTCCTTCGTAAGACCAATGTCTGCAAGTAGATATCCGCGCTTCTGCAACGCGGATGCGAGTCCGGTACCTGCTCTAGTTCGCCAGATGATTCTCGTCGCGCCCCGTCTCGCGGCTTCTCTTTCAGCCTCGAGCATCAATCGACCGCCGACGTATCCACGCCGCGACGGATCGACGAACAGCGCATCGTTCGCCGCGCACGTGATGTCGGGGTTGTGCAGCATCGGCGAGACGATCATCGTGCAGTACCCGATTACCTTTCATCGTCCCATGCTGCGACGATGTACATCAATCCGGTATCGACCGCCTTCTGATACAGCGCGAACGACGGTGCAAACTGGAATCCGAATCCGGTTTCCTGCCAGTTCGCGCTGATCAGCGGCACGATGTCCGGCAATACCTCCGCGGGATTCGGCAGGAGGCCGTATCGGATCATCGCGAAATCAATCTACGAATCCGTAGACTGATTACGGGTACGGTCATGCCATGCCGTCGTATGGGTCGTAGTCGTTCGGCTTGTCGTGGACGAGTTCGCGCACCTCGCGAGGGAGCTGCTTGCTCACGGCGAACGCGAACGTCAGCGCAAGCGCGTCGGCGATGTCGGGCGAGCCGCCGCCCTGGAGGCGCTTCTTGATCTCGTCCTTCGACTCGACGCGCCCTGCGACCGACCGAGTCGTAGGTGTAGGTCGGTGTCGCGAGTTCGGCCTTGAGCGTGGTATCCGCTGGGATCGATCCGCCGTTCTCGAGCCACTCCTTGACAGCCCACCACATCTCGGCGCGCTTGTTGACGAACAGGTTCGGGTACGTGGCCTTGCCTCCGAACGCGACCTCGGTGACGTCGTAGCCGAGCTGCCGCAGGCGGTCGATCACGCCGGCACCTGCGCCGCTGTCAATGAACACCGCGTCCGGGTCGCGATCCTCGATGACGTTGGCGACCAGGCTCGCGAGCGACATGTTGTCAATGCCCAGTTCGGATGATCGGCTCCTCGGCGCGCAGCCCCTGCCGAAGCATGATGACGCTGCGGTCATCGCCGAACCGGGCAGGATCGACGCCCATGACCAGCGGCGAGAACACGATGTCGCCGTCCTGGTATCGGCGCTTGGCCGCAGCCTCGGCATCGGCGAGCGCGATGAGCTGATCGTCGCCTGCTGCGCTGAAGTCGCACAGGAACTCGCGGCTGAACGCCTCCGGAGACATGTCGCGCTTCAGGCGCGCGACCTCGTCGGCCTCGAGCGCCTCGGTGTCGTAGACCGTATACCGCCGTGCAACCCAGTCCTCGAGGCGGTCGGCCCTGTAGTACAGCTCGCTGAACAGGTTCATGCCGGCGGGTGTGCCGATGAACAGCGCCCATCCCTTGCGGTCGGACAGCGCAGGCTGCACGATCTCCGTCCAGACCTCGGGCTTGATCTGGGCGACCTCGTCGATGACTGCGCCGTCGAGTCGGATGCCGCGGAGCGCGTCGGGGTTGTCGCCGCCGAACAGGCGGATGATGGCGCCGTTGTGCTTGAACGTGACGGCGAGATCGACCTCGTTGACATCGATGGCGCCCGTCACGCGCAGCGGGTTGAGCTTGTCCTTCAGGCGCGCCCAGGCGATGGCCTTCGCCTGCTTCAGGAACGGCGCCACGTACACGAAGAACCCGAGTTCCTTGCGGCACTTGACCGCCTGGTTGATGAGTTCCATGATGGCGAGTTCGGTCTTCCCCGCTCGCCGGTGCAGCACCAGCACCGTGAAACGGCGCTTGACGGTGTGGCATTCGCGCTGCCAGTTGCGCGGCTGGTAGGTGAGTTCAATCTCCGGCATCGGGGACGTTGGTCTTCAGGACGATGCTGACGCCGCCGGCGTGGTCGATGCCGACCCGGTCGCCGTACTTGCGCGGGTTCCACTTGGCGAGCAGCTTGAGGCGCGTCTCGATCTGGAGCTTGCGCCACGCGACCTCGACGTGCGTCCTGCGGTTCGATGTCGGCGAGACGCTGGCAATCGTCGGCGATGACGTCGTGGCCATCCTCGCGTGCGCGCGCGATGCGTTGGGACACTTCCTGTCCTCGTTCGCCCAATCGTAAACCACGGAGTAGTGGGGCTTTCCGGGTTGACGGCACCACTCACGCAGTGGCTTCCCTCCCCGATCCAGTTCACCAGTTCCTCGAGGAGGCTGCTTGCGTTCCTCTTTGCTCCACCCGTTTCCATGCCTTCGCGGTGCCGGCGCGGCGCTCGTATCGGGCGATCTTCGCGACGGTCTGGACACTGGAGATCGAGGTGCTTGGCAATGCGCCAGTACCCCCATCCGTGGTCTTCGTGGAGTTCGCCGGATTCGTGCGACGGTTTCGTCCGAGATCGTGGCATGGTGGTGTCCCTCCCCGATGCGCCGCCCGTTCTCGTCGAGGGCGACCATCCTGGTTTGGCTTCTGATGGGGCTAGGAGGCGTCAGGATCGTTTCCGTGCCTTCCGGCGGGTGTCGGCACGGTTGAACTTCTCGGGCGACGCTTCTGGGAGATTCCCGCGCGCCTTGGCGAACGCCTTGGCGTTGTGTGCGGCTGCGGCCATGAAGCTTTCGCTGCTTGGCGGACTTGCTTGGCAATGGGGTTACCCTCGGTGCTGGAGAACGACGTCGAACCCGGCTGCGTTGGCGATGGTCAGCACGGAGTCGAACGATGGCTTGCGGCGACCGATGACCGTGCCGGGGAACCGAGCAGGCATCGGACGGTGTGTGCGCGGAGGAGGCCGGCGGCCTCGAGCTGTCGGGCGAGTCCGCTGCGGGTCATGCCCTGGGACGCGACCTCCTCGGTGATCGCTGCCTTGAAATCGTCATACGAACGGATATGCATATGCGTGAGGATATCACGCATCGGCGACGAGTTCGCCGAAATCCTCGCTCGTTGCCGCCCATATCACGCGAGCGGTTCCCGGCCCGAGCCAGTTCTGCTCGATGCGGTCGGTGACGAACGCGCGCGCCTCGGGAAGCGTCATCTTCTCCTCGTCGCGCAGCCGTGCGGCGATCATGTCGGCGCTGTAGACGGCGACGGGAACCCCGTCCTCGGCGGGGTGCGGGTACATCATCCCCAGCAGGCAATCGTCAAGGCCGGCGAGGAGGATCGACGGGATTCGCCGGCGGCGCTTCTTCGCCATGCGCGCAGATTAGCCTTGACATCGGGCGATTCACGGAGATTCCGAGTGAGAGCCGCCGCATCGCTGCGCTGCGCCTACGGCTCCGCGAGCGGCGGCTCACGCACATCAGCCATATGGGCGGAGTTGGCAGGTCGTACCCGCCGGGGGTTGCAATTCAGTCTGCATGGTGAGCGCAGAGGGAGTGACCCCGCGAGGGGGCCAGATCGACCAGCCCACACGGAGCCACGCTTTCGGTCGAGCCACGAATTTCACCATTTCGCTGGAGGACTGCCAGCCGCTGCCTTCGTGGGGAGCGCGCCCTTTCGGGCGGCGCAGGTTAGGGTCACGCCCTGCGTCTACGTCCATGATCCCCTACCGCGCCGGGATCTGCCTGCGGCATTGTTGCTCCTGGGAGCAGGTTCGGTACAATGCAACCGCGATGGGATGAGCAGCCCGCATCATAGCGACCAACGCTGTGAATGCAATCGCAAAGTAGCGCAGGCCTCGGCTTGCGCTTCTTTGTTGTCGCGGTATAGTGCCGTCGCCGGCGAGCGCCCTGACGAGATGCCCAGGATCGTTTCCTGTTCGTCTGCTCTCCGGCATACGGGCAGCCACGGACGGCGCCCACCTTTGCCCCCGGATCGCGCGCCCTGCTGGCCCCGTGCCGCAGGGCGCGTTCTATTCGGTGGTAAAGTAAGAACGCAGGACGGTGCATGCCGCCCTGCGCTCCAATACCACAAGCGATGGAGGTCGCTCATGGCTGTACACCACATTACCGCGGATTTGGTTCGGTCACTCTTGGACTACGACGCCGAGTCCGGATTGCTCGGCGATAGGCGCATATCGCGCGGCAGGGCTGGCGTCGGAAAGATTGCCCGGAACCATAAAGAAAGACGGATATCTCTGGGTGTGTGTCAAAGGCGTTTCCGTTGCTGCACATCGCTTGATTTGGTTGCACGTTCATGGCGCATGGCCGACCCATGAGATTGACCACATCAATGGAAACAAGCTTGACAATCACGTGGTCAATTTGCGTGATGTCTCACGGGCCATGAACGCGCAGAATCTCACGGTCGCACACAAGACAGCAGGTCTGGAGTTCTCGAGAGTTCGTTGGCATCCGCGAGACAGAACGCTGGATCGCACAAATAAGCGTTCATGGAAAGCTCGCATCATCTGGGGATGTCTCTTACGGCGCAACAAGCACAGGACGCATACCTGATTGCCAAGAAAACCTGCATCCAGGAGATCGCAGGAACGCAACTGCACGCGTTGATCCAGGCTCCGCAGGACGCGTTTCTCAGAACGCTTACCGCCGGCGATTTCCGCTTATACGGTTGTTTCCGGCTGCGGAAACGCATACAGAACGGCTAACGAACGGCAACCGGAAGCAACATGCACGACACTCGACGGACAAGCGATGGTGGTGCAAGCATGGCAACGAACTCGAGGAGCAGTTCGGTTTCGCTGCTGCCATCGAATCGGCCTGGATGCCGTCATCGACTCGGACAGAGCGAACGAACGTCTAGCGCGCACCGACCTCGATCGTCACATGGGATGCTCGCGGACTTGCAAGGCGCGTCAACGCGTCGGTTCTCTCGACATGACCATATCGGCGATGAGTCGCGGCGGTCCACGGTCGCGTTCAGCCGCAACGGACTGACCTTCGGTATCGCGAGACTGCACCAGGAAATCACGGTGTACTTCTGGATCAACTGGCGGCTAGGTCAAGTCGGCAAGACCGTTCGTGTCGAGCCGCTATCGTGCTGGTGTTTCGGGCGCCGTTCCCGCACCTGTCCAGCATCATCGCGGCTGGTCAGACGGTCGCATCGCTAGCTACGCGGCGGCGGTCGAGATGATCGTTCCGGAAACGCGAGGGTTCGTTCGCTGATTGACGCCAGGACGTTTGAGTTCATCGCGCCGCGTACTTGCGCAGGATCTGTAGCGATTCCGCCACTTGTGTACATGTGTAGTGACTTCTATCCAGCGGACGAGGTTTCGTCACGCGCAGCGTGTTACGTGGTGCAACATGGGACACAGCGGCGCTTCGCACCGCCTGTCCCCGGCGAAGAGGTTGTTGCTACCCCAACGGGTGATCGTCGCGCCGGCGTACCTCGCGGCCTTCAGGGCGCGCCCGTGCGGGTGGTTGGCGCTAGCTGCCGCAGACCCGCGTCCTCGCGACCGTACTATACGCGCACGATGCCACGCCATGCTGCCCTCCCGTATCACCTGTACGTCAACGTGAACAACCGCGCGCTCGGGCCGACGATGCCCGATGGCACGACGCGAGGAATCTGGCATGCCGCGTACTGCCGACCGGGCCAGTACATGCAGGCGCACGTGCTGCTCGAGACGGGCGCGCACTGGTCGGGGCTGCACCTGCACGACATGTCAGTCACGACCACGTTCCTCCGCGACGTCGATGTACTTCAGCCCTGGGGCGGGATGGGCGACCACCTCGAGATCATGCACTTCCCGTACCTCGAGGGACTGTGGGCGATGGGCATCGAGCGAACGCCGCTCGGCACGACGAGCGGCGGATACAGCGGTCGGCACACCGGGATGGTGTTCGACTGGTCGGACGGATTCAGCCGCTACCCGCAGGAACACAAGCCGCTCAACCTGATCGAGTTGCAGAGCGGACAGTTCGCGCTGATGCCGAACAACAACATGCAGCTCCGCGACCAGCACTTCACCTCGTACCTCAAGGGCATGGAAGACTTCCCGCACTACCGTTGCGGCGACATCGTGCGCTGGGAGCGATGAACAGGAACCTTAGGTTCCCGTTTCTCGCCTGTACCCCAGCCGCCACAGCAGACGCGACAGGTCGTTCGCGAGGTCGGTGACGGCCTGCTCGTCCAGCTCCGGTCGGCAGCAGTGGATCGCTTCATGGAGCGTGGTATCCAAACGATCCTGCTCGCTCTGCCATGTCGCCACGCGCAGGACGCGACCGCTCGCGCGACCTGGATCGACCATGTTGCCGTAGTCGCCGAGGTTCGGCGAGAAGCGCAGACGCCAGTACTTGCCGCCGAGCCGTACCCGCATCTGTCCTCCTCAGACGGCTAGATCACTTGAACCCGCGCTTCATCGCCTTGAATGCTGCAGGGCTGACCGTCGGACTTCGACTTCGGTCGGCTGGTGCCTGCTGCTCGTCGTGCGTTGATGTTCGCGTACAGGCCGCGCTGCCTTCTTCTTCGCCATGATCGTCATCCTCTCGAGTTCTTTCCGCTGCACTTCCACTTCGCGCGCGACAGCCGCAGCGGACTGTTCGGGTTGCGCGCGGCGGCGGGGTGCGCCTTCATCTGCGCGAACGACCGAGCGCAGTAGGCGTCGCCCTTCGCGGTTCCAGGCTTGATGCGGTCGCCGCCGCCCTTCGCCTTGCCGGCCTGACCGTAGCTCACCTTGTTGGTGCGCCCGGTCTTCGGGTTCTTCACGACCTTGACGAAACGCTTGCCCTTCGACGGTGTCGGCATGTCTGCTCCTATTGCGCCTCCCTGACCTCGAACCGCAGGGTACGCCGAGCCTGCCCGTTCTGCCGGGAGTTCTCCATGTAGAACCGCAGCCAGAGCGCGCCCTTCGGCTTCGGAGGCATGCCCTTCTCGACGGCCCATCCGTTCTGCTCGCTGAACTCGTCCTTGTACCCTGGCGAACGAACGTGCATCACGCGGTCGAGGTACGGTCGCCCGTGAGGCGAGAGGCGCGCGCGCTGGATCGGCATGATCCACTCGTCGTGCGTGTGTCCCGTCCAGATGACGTCGGCGTCAGGAAGGTAGACCGCCATGCGCGAGGTCTGGATCGTGCCTCGAGTGACCGGGCCGCCGCCGCCGTAGCCGTGGTGCATGTACATCAGGACGCCGCTCGAGACGAGCTGCCGGCGCTCCTTGTTCCGCACGACGAACCGCACCCAGTTCGCGTAGCTCGCCGGCGTGGGCCGTGCAGTTCTTGTTGCGAACCTTGAGCGCCTCGACGAGGCGCTCGTTCATGTCGGTTTCGTGGCGCTTCTTGACGGCTGTTTCGTGGTTTCCCGGCGCGAACAGCAGCGCCATGTCCGCGTGAGGAGCGACGTAGTCGGCGGTCGTGTTGATGACCGAGTCGAGGTAGCGACCCTCGCGATGCTCCGGGCGGCATGCCGAGGTGTCTGATCTCATGTCCCACTTCCCCTGCATCAGGCACAGGAAGTCGCCGTTCGAGATCCACTTCGCGCCGCGCTCGCGGCACTGGCGCATGTGTCGCTCGAACATCTGCCGGTCGGCATGCGCGTTGTCGATGTGTGCGTCGGAGATCAGCAGGAACTCCTGCGACCAGGACGATGACGGGACGCGCGATCCGCCGTCCTCGCTCATCTCGACGGTGAACGAACCGGGCTGATGTTGCGCGATGCTGACGCCCATCTCGCCGCACCATAGCGAGCGCGCTCGGCATTTCACGCGGCAAGAAAAAATCTTCGGAATTGTTGAAGGTTTCCCGTCTTGACAGCCGATATACGACTGCATAACTTGCCCATGTCAACGAACGGCGCGTTGCCGAATGTTGACGAGACAGCAGAGGAGACAGCCATGCAGGTGATGACCGTCAACCGTGGACTCGAGAACCCCGTGATCCGCAACCGACACCGCGACGTCCTGCTCACCGCCGCCGAGCATCGCGACCCCGTCCGCGAGCCGCCTCGTCCGCGCGCATCATGCGTTCACCGTCGCCGACTACGACAACACGCCGGCGTTCGACGCCGTGGTCGAGGAACTCGCACGGGCCGAGGATGCCTTCCTCGCGCTGCACGGCGGAACGGAGGTGCGCCTGTGAGAAGCGACACCGCCGTCACCATCGACAGGATCTTCGAGATGGTCACCGTTCTTTCCGCCAAGCCGTTGACACGCGCCGACCTCGCGCGCCGCTGGAACGTCACTCCGCGCCAGGTGTCGAACATCGTCCTTCGCGCCCGTGACTGGTGCAACGTCACGATCAAGCACGAACCCGGATTCGGGTACCGCGTCATCGACGCGGGAATCCTCAACCCGAAGGCGGGCCGCCGATGAACCTGTTCGACGCAGCAGAGTCCGAGCGACGCAAGGCCGAAGGCATGGCGCTCGCCGCCGCGAGCCGGGAGGCGATCCTCGAGGTCGCGCGCGAGCAGGCGCGGTTCGTCGCACGGCAGCACGGCGAGGTGTCAATGGATGACGTCGCCGCCGCGCTCGGTCATGGCCGGGTACGCGCCGGCGGAACTCGGCAACGCCGCCGGCAGCGTGTTCCGCGGGAACGAATGGGTCTGGACGGGGCGGTTCGTGCGGAGCGCGCGCGTCGCCAGCCACTCGAACCTGCTCCGAGTCTGGAGGCTCGCATGAACGACCGCATCCTGAACATCGAGCAGACCGTCGATGTCTTCAGTTCCCGACGTCGGCCAGGACATCGCCGAGTACGTTGCGTCCAACGACATTACGCTGACCGTGTCAGGCGCGATGGGTCGAGGAGGAGTACGAGCAGCACTCGAACTGGGGGACGCAGCGGCAACGCTCGTTCCGCCTCGCGGACTGGACGGTGCTGTCCGTGAACCTCAACGGCGTCGCGCTCACGAACGAGAACATGCCGAGCGCGTTCCCGATGCGGGAGATCCTGTCGGCGACGGACGGCAGAACGACGCGCGAGCAGCTCGAGACGCTCGGGCCGAAGGCGAGGCGCAAGTGAGATACCTGTCAGTCTGCTCCGGCATCGAGGCCGCGAGCGTTGCGTGGCATCACCTCGGCTGGACGCCTGTCGGCTTCAGCGAGATTGAGCCGTTCCCTGCCGCGGTGCTGAAGCACCGTTTCCCCAACGTCCCGAACTACGGGGACATGACCAAGTTCGAGGAGTGGCCCATTGAGCCAGGAACAGTTGACCTTCTGGTCGGAGGAACCCCCTGCCAGTCCTTCTCCGTCGCCGGCCTCCGCAAGGGACTTGAAGACCCGCGAGGCAACCTCATGCTCACCTACCTTGCCATCGCTGCTCGGTTCAAGCCTCGCTGGGTTGTCTGGGAAAATGTCCCCGGTGTCCTGTCATCGAACGGAGGACGGGATTTGGCACCTTCCTCGGGGCGCTGGGCGAACTCGGGTATGTGTGGGCCTATCGAGTGCTGGACGCTCAATACGTGCGAGTGGGGCGATGGCCCCGAGCCGTTCCGCAGCGCAGGCGACGTGTGTTCGTTGTCGGATGTCTTGGAGACTGGGCCGCTCCCACAGAGGTTCTTGCTTTCCGCGAAGGCTTGCAGCGGAATCTTGAGGCGCAGCGGAAGAAGCGCGGAAAGTCGCTTCCTCCGATGCTGAAGGCGGCGCTCGAGGCGGCTGCTGGTTGGACGGAAGCGACTGCGCCGGAACGCTGACCAAGCAGAACGCCAACGGCGCGCAGCGGATGCCGGACAAGGACAACCTCGGCGCGGTGCTGACCGCCGGGACGCTCGGCAATCGCGGCCTGCGGTCGCACACGGAAGCTGGACGGTCATGGCGCGTATATCCCCGTCGCCATACAGGAAAACCTCGTCGGTCGCGATGCCGGCGGCCCGAACGGTGTTGGTGCGTCAGAGGACGGTCGCGATGTACACGCTGACGAAGGCAGACACGCATGCGGTCGGGCAGCCCGTCCCCTTCCGCAAGGCGAAGCGCGCCCAGAGCGCGACAGATGACGAGTCGTGGGTGGAGGCGCAGCAGGCAAACACGCTGAACGGATTTGACTACCGGGGAGCGCGACACGCATGCGGTGGCGTCAACACCCATGACCGTGCGCCGCCTCTCGGCAACGGAATGTGAGAGACTCCAAGCGATTTCCGGACGGGTTCACGCTCATCCCTTGGCGCGGCAAGTCGGCGGATCAATGCCCGGACGGGCCGCGGTACAAGGCGCTCGGCAACAGCATGGCATGCAACTGCATGGCCTGGATCGGCGAGCGAATCGCCGCATACGAACAACGTGGTCGCGTTGACCACACCCCTGCCGGAACAGCCGGAATTGCGCCGGCGGGGGATCTTGAACAACGAGAGGAGAACAGCCATGAGTAACGGAATGCTCGCGATCAAGTTGAAGCGCAGCGAGGAATGCGTCCTCGTCGATGAGGCTGGGACGCGAATCGTCGTTGCGCTCAACGACTGGGAGACGCGCGGCGTGAAGCTAATCATCCGCGCGCCGAAGGGCGTCCGCATCTCGAGGGAACGGAAGGTTCCGGCATGATGGCCGTCACCGACCAGCACTGGTACGAGCCGATCCTCAACGAGCGTGGCCTGAAGATCACCGAGCTGCGCGTCAGGCTGCGCGCGCTTCGGCAGCACGTTGTCCCGCTCGCGAAGCTCGTCGATGACATCAAGGCCGGGAAGACCGTCGATGATGATGCCGCGCTCACTACGCTGATGCCGCTCCTGCGCGACATTGAAGAGAGACTCCATGAAGAAGACTGCACGAAGACACCGTCCGATCCATCCGCACCATGCACCAGGAGGGTCGGCGACAGGCCGACATCGCACGGGCGCACGGCATCTCATGCCGGCGTCGGTGTGCCGCATCGTCCGTGGTAGCCGTCACGCCGTCAAGGAGGCGCAGGCCAATGCCTCGCAGGAGATCCAATGAGAGACGAAAGATTGTCGCGCGCCTACAGGTTTGTCGCATCTGCGGCGAGGCTTTTGAGACTGTCGAGGAAGACCGCGACCGATGCCACGACTGCCGCCCCAACCGGCACGGAGTCGGCCATGAGCCGCCGAAGCAGAGCAGAGAGGACGAGGATGCTTGACTCCGCGGCGACCGACTGGTCGGTGCTTCCTGCCGTCATGTCGATGATCGAGGAGTGGGATCGTCGCATGGAGGCGCAGGGAATCCACGACAACTGCCGATGCGAGAACCTGAAGGCTTGCACCTATTCACGGACGGCAGCGGCGAGGATCACCGGCCACTACACGAAGGTGCGAGATGACATGGGCGAGGAGGAGCATCTGATGGCGATGCTGCACGGCGAGGATCACGTGATGCTCGAGTTCGACTCGCTGCCGGAGGCTGCACGGCGCGCTGGTGGCGCGGATGATGACGGTCGGGAGGAAGGCATGAGCGAGCCGAGCATCTCCACAGCGCTGCGGACGCTCGCAGATACGAATCGCCGAAGCCACAGCGTGAACCCGGCGATCCTGCGCGAGGCCGCCGACGAGATCGACCGCCTGCGCGGCGAGATCGGGAAGGTCAGCCGGCATGGACGCGCAGGCGAACGGGCTGCGCGAGCGCATCGCGGGAATTGCAGCAGCGGAACGCGCGCCTGCTGTCGAAGATCCAGGAGTCCGAGGCGCGCGAGATCGAGGGCGAGGCATGAGACAGCGACAGCCCGATACACGTACGCGCTCACCGCCGATCCCGACAAGCCGCTGCGCGAGGCGCGGGAGCAGATCGCCCGCCTCACCGCCGAGCGCGACGAGGCGAGGCGAGAAGTGTGTGTTTGGCAGGGTCTTGACACAGCAACAAAGTCCAATGAGGTCGCACGGGTTCGCGGCTGGGATTGCTTCAAGGAGGACGGCAAGTGAGCGACCCAGGTGACGAACACACCGATCCGAACCTCGTCACGCGGCTGCAATCGCTGAAGCTCGCGGTAGCCGACGAGGGCCGTGCGGCAGATCATGCAGCTCGAGGCGCGGTGCGCGTGGACTGCAAACCTCCTCGAGCGGCAGAGCCAGCGATGCGCCGAACTCGAGCGCGACGTCGCGCAGCTCCGAAACGTCATGCCGGCGCACATCACGAAGATCCTCTACGAGGGGAGCGGCTGATGAAGAACCGAGGGGAGTGGGACGAGGACGTCGTTGACCGCGTCCGTGCGAGCCAGTCGAACGATCCCCTCGTCATCGAGCTGATGCAGGAGGTCGTGTACCTGCGGTCGGAGGTCGCGCGCGTCATGCGCGAGCTGAACACCGAGGTTCTGAGGGCAACCAACCACAGGAGGCGGAATGACTGAGTTCGTCGTACCGGGCGCAGCGGCGCCCCAGGGCAGCAAGCGACCGATGCGGTTGCGGAACGGTCGCACCGTGCTGATCGAAGTCGAGCAAGCGCCTCGAAGCCGTGGCGCGCGGTGTTCGCGCTGGCGGCGAGCGAAGCGTGGACGAAGCCGCCGCACGGCGGCGTGGTCGCCCTCGAGCTGACGTTCCGGTTCGTGAGGCCGCGGAGCCACTACACCGCGAAGGGGCTGCTCCGCGCCGGCGTCCCGCTCGCACCACCGAGGCCCGACCTCGACAAGCTCGTCCGCGGCGCCTGCGATGCCATGACCGGGGTCGTGTACGTGGACGATTCCCTCGTCGGCTGCATCTGGGCGGCGAAGGAATACGGCGACCGGGACGAAACGCTCCGTTTCCGTGGTGACCTGATTGTGAAGCGATCCTTGCGTATGGGGGAGTTGACACCGCCATACCGGGGCGTATACTGATGTCGTTGGCAGCGCGTTGCTGCCGACCGGGCGCGGCGTTCCGCGCAACGAGAGGAGACTGACATGACGAGCCTCGCACGGCTGGACGATGAGAAGCGCGACCTGCTTTCCCGCACCCTCTGCACGGGCGCGACGCGCGACGAGATGGAGCTGTTCTTCAACATCTGCGAGCGCACGGGCCTCGACCCGTTCGCGCGCCAGATCTACGCGGTGAAGCGGTGGGACAAGCGCGCAGGGCGCGAGGTCATGCAGACGCAGGTCAGCATCGACGGTTTCCGCCTGGTCGCCCAGCGCAGCGGCGAGTACGCCGGACAGACCGCCGTGGCCTACTGCGGCACGGACGGACGCTGGGTTGACGTCTGGCTGCACGACGAGCCGCCGGCTGCGGCGCGTCGGCGTGTACCGCAAGGGGTTCGTGGAGGCGGTCGGCGCCATCGCCCTGTTCCGCGAGTACGCGCAGCGGTCGAAGGACGGCTACCTCACCGGGATGTGGGGGAAGATGCCGACCGTGATGATCGCCAAGTGCGCCGAGGCGCTCGCCCTCCGCCAGGCGTTCCCGCCGAGCTGTCGGGCCTGTACACCGCCGAGGAGATGGGGCAGCAGGACAACCCAGCCGGCGGCACCCGCCGTGCAGGCCGTTGCCGCGCTCCCCGCTCCGAGGTCGTGGAGGCGGCGCAGATGCCCCAGGACGCGCCCGAGGCGACCGAGGCACCCAAGACGCCCCGCAAGCGCACGAAGCGCGCAGACATCGCTCCTGCCGCCGAGGAGGCTACCGCCGCCCCGAAGGCGGTCGATGCATACCCCGATGAATACGAGGGGAAGTTCATGGTGCAGCGCGTGGTGCGCCGACCCGGCAAGCCGGTCGCGATTCAGGTTGCCGGCGAACACGGCAGCGCGTGGATCGCGACGAGCGTCGAGGAGTACGCGCAGCTCGCCGAGGCGAACGTCAACTCCGAGGTCACCCTCGAGATCGCGCGCATCGGCACCGCGCTCCAGGTCATGCGCGTCATCGGCCCCGGTGAAGCCGCTCGACGTCGATCCCAGCAGACACGCCGTTCTGAACCACCAACGAGAGGAGACACCCATGAGCCTGTACGCAATCACGTCCGAACTGGAATCCGTCCTCGACGCCATCCTCGAGGGAGGCGTTGACAGCCCCGAGGCGCAGGACGCGCTCAACGAACACCTCGCCGGCCTGGACTCGGCGCTCGAGGCGAAGGCCGACGATTACGCCGGGCTGATCCGCAGCCTCGAGCTGCGGTCGGAGGCGCGGGTCGCCGAGGCTCGCCGAATCCGCGCCCTCGCCGACGCCGACGCCGCGCTCGCCGAGCAGGCTCAAGGCGCGCCTGAAGGAGGCGATGGAGCGCAGCGGCGAAGCTCAAGCTCGATACCGCCGACGGTTCAGGCTCGCGGTCGCAGGCAACGGCGGCAAGGCGCCGCTCGAGGTCACCTGCGACACCGCGTCGCTCGCCCCCGAGTACCAGACGGTGACCGTCACGTTCAACCGTGACGCGATCCGCGCTGCGCTCGAGGGCGGCGCGACGATCCCCGGATGCACGATCCTCCCGCGAGGGACGAGCCTCCGCATCCGCTGATACGATTCGCCCACCTCTTCTCCCCGCCCCGAGGTTGCAGGAAGCGACCAGAGGGCGGGGGTTTCATTTCAGGGGCGCACCGACCGCAGCCGAGGCCGACGGCGGGTGCGCCCCCGAGCATGGCTCACTTCTTGCCGAGGAGCTTCGGCAGGGACGAGATCGGGAACACCTGCCCGAGGATGTACCCCGCGAGGAAGGTCAGTCCCGCGAACCAGATCGAACCGATGAACGCGCTCATGTGGTGCCTTTCTTGCGCCGATTGACGGCGCGCTTGAATGCTGGCGTCGAACTCGCGCGTCCTGCGAACGCATGAATGCGACGTACTCACGATCACCTTCCGGTGAGTTCGGGTCGAGCATATCGGCGGCGAGTTCCGCCTGGGCGACCTTCTTGCGAGGCAGCCAGCCGATGGCGATGCGGATCGCGGCACCGACGCCAGACTGCCACAGCAGGAACGCGATGCCGGCGACGGCGACCGCGATCCCCACCATTGCAGCGTGGACAGCCACGCCGGCGTCCGATCCTCGACGCGCGCCAGGTCGCCGTGGATGTCGGCGGCATGGCCGTCGATGCGGGTCGCGCCGTCCACGACCACCTGGTCGCCGACGTCCTGCCCGTGGTCGATCAGCGCGCGCGCCTCCGTGCGGATGGCGTTCGTGTTGTTGGCGATGCGAGCGACCGGGCTGCATGCCGACATCCGACCAGGATGATCGCGAGCAGCCTTCATCAGCAGAACACGCGGTACGGAATGGACGGCAGCGGCTCGAACGTCGGCAGCGCGTCCTCCTGCGGCTTCGTGAGTTCGATGGTCACCCGGAGGTTCGCGTGGAACTCCGGATGCCCCGGCTTCACGATGATGCCCTCCTCGTCCACGACCGCCGGGATCGGCCCGATGCGGTCGAGGTACACGCCGCTGATCGGCTGGAGGACGATCTCGCCCTCGCCCATGTCCTGCTCGACGAGCAGCCCAGCGGCTTCGAGCGCGGTGTCCATGTCGGACTCGGTTGCGGTGCGGAGGAGGTAGTCCATGTCAGGTGGTCAGGGATTGGAGGGTGGCGTTGGGGAGGCGCGTGGGCCAGTACTTGAGCGAGCCGGATGTGTCCGTACTTCATGTAGACATCGGTGGGTGATGCAGCAGCGACATCCGTTCCGATTGCAATTCTGTCAGACGATCGTCGAGAGCGTCCCGGTCGTATCGGTCAACCGAAAGCGTTCGCGTTGACGCTACACGTTGCAAGTAATTCGTGTGTCCCACACATACGCTGACTTGTAGACCGTATTCAGCGCAGGAGAAGTCCCGCTGTCCGAATATCCCTGCAATGTTCGCCGACAAGCGTCCGCGATTGCCTTCGCCGCTGACCAGCGACAGCAGCCCGACCGACTGCGGACGTAGTTGTTCGATGTTCCGTCAGATATCTGTCGCGATCGACGATTTCGCGTGTTCGTCCTGATCGTGTTTGAGTGCGGCGACAATCAGTTCCGCACCCAGTGACTGAACCACGACGAGATCGGCATGTCGCTGTAGCAATGCATCAACCAACCGCTGCGCCGTGCTTGCCCCGGTCGGGATGTACGAGGTACTGCGCCGGAGCCTGCCTCCAGTTGTGCGCCGTAGATGTAGATGACATCGGAGCCGTCCCAGTTCGATCTGCTACGACATAGATGTAGACGTTGCTCACGGCAGCGGTGTGTCGTGAACTGTTGATCTGTATGCCGCGTGCCATCCGCTCGTTGAGTATGTGAGCGTTGACTGCGTGACGAGATCCGCGCCAGCAGTCACCGAGTACACGCGCTGCTGGTTCCACTGCGGTTCCGCGAATGTAGTAGGAGAACGGTGTAGGTGGTGCTTGCACGCAAGCCCGGTGATGTGACTCAAGCCTAGAGCGAGTATCCGGAGTTGGTGAGCGCGACCTTTGCCGCGTTGTTGGTGTCCGTCCGGCGACAAGCACCTCGGTAGTATTCGGCCGTTACCGTGGTGTTCGCTCCGCCAGCTCATCCGCCGCCTTGAAGGTTCGAGTTTGCTTAGCGAGGTTCGTCGCCGTCCCCTCGATGCAGCAGCCCTCGCGGAGCCAGCGTGGTCGGGTCGTAGTCGAAGCAGGGGCGATGCGTTGCCGACAGTCCATGAGGTGAAACTGCCGCTGCCGCTGGTGGACGTAGCGTTGATCGTGAGCACCTGCGTGGACGCCGCTGTACGCCGTCACCGGGCCGCTCATGTTGTTCGCGCCGTTTGAGATGTAGACGGTCCTGCCCGATCTCCGTACCGCCATGATTCCACGCCAGCGGTCGCCGTCAGCGTGACCGACTTCGATCCCGTGCCGATGGCAAGCGACGAACTGGTGGCCGAAATCCGCGCCAGTAGATAAACCCGTCCGGGCCGACGCATGTACCGCCGCTCGCCTGCGAGAACGTCAGGCGCGGGTCGAGGATGCCCGTGGTGAAGTCAAGGGACAGCGTGGAGCCGTCGCCCAGGTTGTTTGTGAGCAGCGTGTCGTTCATCACGCCGCGAGCGAGGCGGGCGATGGAATCGGCCAAGAAGGCTTCGCATCGGCAGGCTCCGATCAGAGGAATGCGTAGAAGGCGCCCATCTTCGGGCTGTTCGCGTTCGTTCCCTTGAACTGCAACGTGACGTACTGCATGCCGATTGTGTCGATCACGGCATTGGCGTTGTTGTCATTCGCGGCAGAAGCCGTGCCTGGGCTGTACACGTTGACGGTCGGGACGCCGGCGCCGGCGGCGACCGTGTTGAAGAAGTATTGCGCCACGCCGTCGATGGTCAGCGTCGGGACGGACGATCCGAGCGTGAGCCGTCAGGTCGGCGAGGACGTTCGGGACGTAGATCGGGGTGCCGCTCGTCTGGACGTAAGTAGACCAGCCGATCACGCGAACGCCGGCTCCTGTGAAAGATGCAGAGGTCGGAGCAACCGAAGACCCGCAGAACGGAACAATGCGGAGAAGGCTCGGCTTGTCGCCGAGGTTCGTCGGGATCGAGGAACGTCTGCCCGGTCGTTGACGGGATGGTCGCGGTCGGCTTGGCGGCATCGTAAGCAGCTCCGGTAGAGATATCGCGAAGCCCGGTCGTGAGGAAGTTCGGCTTGTCGGTGGAGATCGTGATGTCGGTCGGCATGGCGTTTCCTTTGGGCGAATGCCTTGATGGCGTAGTTGGCGACGATTCCGAGGACGCCGCCGGCGGCAGCCGCGGTACCCGATGAAGTGGCTCTTCGACTGCTCGAGGCTGCGGATGCGCGAGTCGTGTTCCTTCAGCTCCTCGCCCTGGTTGCTCTGCATGGCGATCAGGGAGTCGAGCTTGCCCTCGAGGCGCCCGATGGCGAGGAACAGTTCGTCGTGGTGCTGCGTCATCGGCGTCTCGTTAGTTGGCGACATCGGCAGCGCCACCGCGGCTGATCTCGATGGCGTGGGTTCCGTCGAAGTAGAACGTGTAGCTCCTGCTGAATCCGTTCGGCGGGCTGCGTGAACGCAGTCGCCGCAGTCTTGAACGACGCGGCAGCGAACGTGACCGCGCCGAGCGCGCCGCCCGTCGTGTTGCGGATCACGATGGTGAACACCTGGCCGGGAACCATGCTGGCATCGGGTATGCCGTTCGCGGGGCAGGTGATAGTGAATGCCGTGCTGTTGTTCGGCGTGATGCGGTACACGCCGACGCGGTTGCCGCCGAACACCTGACCAGGAATAGGCATCGACGTCGTATAGGTGACGTCGTAGTGCCAGATTCCGGACGAGTGAACTCCGGGGCTGGTGTTCGACTCGTTCTTGTTGTTGTATCCGACGTTCGCCCTGCTGGTGACGTCGAAGTCAAACAACGGGCCTGCAAGCGACTGCATCCAGTTGCCGGAGCAGCTCGATACGTTGCACCCGGTGACGGACGCGAGCGCGGTGATCGATCCGCCGCCCTGGATGACGTTGTTGTTGAAGGCGATGTTGTTGATGTTCTGGCTTGAACATCCGCCACGTCGAAGCACCTGCCGGTATCGACGTCGATCTCGTTGTTCTCGAACGTGAACGAGTTCACCGTACTGGATGCCGGCGACGGTCGTGGTATCGAGGATTGTCATCTCCGCGGAGACGTCAGTGATGAACGTCGAGTTGCGGATCTCGATGTTCCTCGATTGTCTCGCCGTCCGTCTTGATGAGCGTGAACGCATTCGTCGCCGAGCGGATGATGCATCGATCCGTGAACGAGATCGGGGTCACGGAATTCGCCGTTCCGTTGTTCAGGACGTACAGGAACACCGGGGCTGGCGAGCTGCGAGGATTCCACGGAACTGGCTGTAGCCGACGAAGTTGCCGTTCGAGTAGATCACGGGCGCGTGAACGGCTGCGCGTTGTCGTGGAAGAACAGGTCTTCGTAGATGTTGTTCTGCGAGCCGGACAGCAGCTCGAGCCAGTCGGTTCCGGAGCCGTTGTTCGTGACGCCGAATCCGCGGAACACGTGTCCGGGGATCGCCGTTGAGATCATCGGATACGCCGCCGCCGTCCCACTCGAGCGAGCAGCTCGCGGGCGTGGAGCCGAACGTGCGCCGACCGCTCTCGACGCCGACGAGCGCGATGGCTCGCGTGGCAATGGTCAGGGTCGCGGTGATTCGGAACCGACCCTCCCCGAGGATCACCGTACCGCGCCCGGTCGTGCTGCCGACCGCGTAGTCGATGGCGGCCTGGATCGCGACCGTGTCATCCGCGACGCCGTCGCCGACAGCGCCGAAGTCGCGGACATCGGCGTAGTCACGGAGCTTCGCCTGCACCGTGCGCGCCACGGAGTCGGTTCCGCCCTGCGTGTACCCGATTGCCGAAGCGCCAGCGGTGGTCGCGAGATCCGTGCCGATCTCCGCGATGGCGGCCTGAACGGTGACGGCAGACAGGCTTCCCGGTCGGGCTGAACCCGACAGAGCGCAGCGCCGCCGCGCGCGGCGAGGTCGGCGCGCAAGGCTGACGTCCGCGCCAGTCCCGGTAGCCACGGACGGCTGCGCCGGAGGCGTCGAACGCGAGGTACTTGCCGATGCGCTGCGCCGCCGGCGGAAGCACCATCGCGCGACCGTTCCGTCCGAGGTCGGCGCCCTGAATCGACCGCGTGACATCGTCGGCGATCTGCTGGATCTGGATCGTCGAGCGGTCGAGCGAGTCGTTGATGACCTCGGGGTAGAACCCGCCCTGGTTCGTCAGGTCGGTCGGCTGGAGAGTTCGCGATGTCCGAGGTGATCGTGGAGGTTGAACCCGGACGCGAGGTTCCCCGCGACCAGCGTGATGCTGCCGCCTGGGATTCGAGTTCTGGTCGGAGTTCAGGCTGACCGTGTAGTCGGTCGTGAGCGCGAGCGTCGCCTCGACGCCCGTGCTGACGGTCGACTTGATGACATCGAGGTCTGCCGCCGCGAATACCTTGAACGCGAACGGGAACGTCGCCAATGTTCCGGTAGCGCCGATGTACGGGCCTGCGATTCGCGTTGGGTTGCTGATCGTCATGCTCGTATTCCTCTGTGATCCTGAAGGTATGGAATTGCCGTGCGATTACGGGTACGGTGTCAACGCTTCACGCCGGTCAGCGGCGCGAGGATCGCGGTCGGCCCCTCGACGTCGCCCTCGGCGAGGCTCCTCGAGTCCCGTCGATGGTGCGGTTGATCTGCGCCATGCCGGCAGCCGGTCGCGACGCCGAGCATGCTGACCGCCGACTTGCGGAACAGAGCGGTCGAAGTCGCCCTGCGCTGCCTGCTGCCCGAACCGCATCGTCTCGCCGATGGCGCAAGCCCTCTTAAGCCCCTTCGTATCCGCGAGCGCCCGTCTCCCTGCCGCTGACCACGTTGGCGACGTTCTGGAACTCGCGCACCACGACCATCGTTCCCATGAGGAACGCCAGTTCCTCCGCGATCAGGTCGCGCGCGATCTTCTCCCAGTCCCACTCGTCATCGCCCTCGTCCTGCATGTGAGCGCGTCCTTGAGCGTAGTCTTCCAGCACGACCGGGACGATGAACAGCATGGCGTAGTCGGCTGCAGGCCGACCTCGGCTGCGGGGCGTCATCGTTGACACCGCAGCCATGTTGTAGACGGTGTTCATGTACCGAGTAGAACACCGTGGACAAGTTCAGGACACCGGGCCGCCGCGCTCGGCAGCCGACCAGATCCTTCAGCATGCCGCCGCCCTGCGAGTCGATCACCGCCTGGTCGGCGAGAGCGACCGCCGTATCCTCGTCCTTGCCAGCGTCGAGCGCCTTCTCGTAGGCGCCGACCCAGGTCGGGACGTTCACCATCCGCTGCATCCAGCATCATCAGGAAGTAGGTGCCGAGACGTAGCCGACGCTGCGCCGCGCTCTCGTCCTGCACCATGTTCCGCGGCTCGTTGAGTTCGCGGAACTGGGTGCCCGGCTGAGTTCGCGCATGAACGAGGACTCTGTCTCGTTGACATACGCGAAGGTAGCGACCGGGCTTCCTGCGGTCATGGGCAACGCCGCGCGCGATCCACTTCGCGCCGACGCGAACGATGCTCTGTTGTTGAACCCGGTGATCTGCAAGCGCCGACACCACGTTGAACCCGAGTCCGGCCTGCGCTGATGCCGCGACGCAGGTAGGACGCCGCCTGGTCGGCGCGCCTGCGCCGCCTGCTCGCCGGCGGCGTTGTCCTTGATCCAGTCCGGTGAGTACGCCGAACTGCCTCCACGCCGTAGGTTTCACGAACGGCTGAACGACTTCTCGTCGCGCATCAGGCGGTTCGACTGGATCAGCCACTCATGCCACGCACAGGTCGTGGATGACGTCGTTGACACCGCTATAGACGCCCGGCATGGTGTACAGGAGCGGTCGCCTCGACCACCTGCGCGCTCGGGCCTTCGTGAAGCGAGCGGCGCGTCGTGGCAGCCGTGTAGGCGCCCAGGCGCGCGCACCTTCGCGGCCTCGGCCTCCTCCATCGTCTCGGCTCGCTCGGTGGCGACCGGGTCGTACTTGACGGGGTAGTACCCGCCGGCAGAGGCGCATTTCCTTGCCATCGGCGGTGCGGACGGTGAACGGCACGGGAACGACCCAGTTCGGCTCCTTGCCGTACAGGCGTCGCTCCTTCGCGGCGATGAGCGGGCGGTACGTCTCGAGGGAAGTCCCACACCGCCTGCACTGCACTTCCAGTCCGGCCTCGGTCAGGCTCTCGAGGATCAGCTGGCGCCATCTTCCGCATGGTCCAGCCTCGCCGTCGAGCAGGCGCTGGCTGGTTGCCGTCGTTGCCCATGTTGAGGGCGATGGCGATGCGCGCCTCGCGGTTGAGCGACCGGCCCGACCGACTGTCGAAGTACGATGCCCTTGCCGCCCATGCGGCCGCGCGTCGAACAACGGGCTGCGAGGATGTCCGTCAGGCGCTTGACGTCGCCTCGGCGCGCATGCGCAGTTTCCATGTCGGCGCGCTGACGTTGGCCGACTTGCGGATCAGGTAGCGCCAGAGCGGCCCACTCGTCCTTGCCGCCGTCCAGGATGCGGGCGATGGCTCGCCGCGGGTGAGAGGCAGGTGAGTCCGTACAGGAACCGCCATGCCGGCCGTGCGCTTGCGCATTCGCCGGTGGTCGGCGCTCGCTTCGAGGACCTTGCACCAGGCGGCGGGCGGCGATTCTCCTTGACGCTCTTGACGATCGCCGTCGCGCACGCCCGCCGAACTCGGCCTTCCCTGGCGGCGAGCCTGGATCTTGCGTCCGTTCTTGCCGACGAGTCTGAGCCGGCTTGACCGCCTCGACGACGGCTCGGAACCGGCGTCGCGTCAACTCGCGGTTCGCACGGGGTCCGGCGCGCCTCGTCGATGAACCTCGAGGCGCGAGGTCTGGCACCGAGGCCCGAGTCCTCGAGCGATTCGCGAGCTCACGCCGACCAGCGACGTGCGGCTCGGTCCATCGCCGCCTGATCGACATGGGCGCGCAGGTGGAACCGGGACAGGATCGCCGGCGATCTGGTCGGCGTAGGCGGCGCCCATGCGCTTGGCGTTGGTCGTCGCGCAGGACCGTCGCGCAGGTCAGCTGGACAGCCCTTGTCAACCTCCTCGCGGACGCGCCGGACGCCTCGGCGGCGAGCTGGTTCTGGTAGAGCTGCGCGCGCGGCGGCCGGATAGAGCGCCTTCGCTGCGGCGTAGCGGCGCCGTACTGCCGATCCCGGCATCGCCTTCGGCGCGCTCCGCCTGCTTCAACGCCACGTAGGCGGCCTCTGCGGCCGCTGCCGTAGCGGCTGCGCGCGGCAGACACCTTCCGGCTGCACCAACCGCCGCGAGCCTCGCCATGAGCTCTGGTATACGCGGCGCGTATTCCGGCTGCTTCGCGACGATCTTGGGTCACGGGTTCGCCCCGATGACGGATATTCGGCTGTCCGCTGGGCCGCACTGATGCCCCTGGCGGCCACGAAGTCGCCGCGGCTGGACATCGACGGATGACGCTTCGTTTTTACGATCAGGCCGCGGGCCGACCTGCCTCGCCGCCTCGACCAGGCATCGCGCGCACGGGCTGCGGTGGCCCTGGCCACGTGCCGCAGCTCGACCGCCACGAACCGGGCGCGGGCCTCGTTGTGGAGGCGCCTTCTGCACGGCGGCCTCGCGTGCCTTTCGGGATCGTTCAGGTCGCCGATGACCGGCTTGCAGCATTCAGGGCGTCGGTCACGCGCGTCGACGTCCTCCTTGATCGGCTTGGCGTCGATCAGGGCGCGGATCATCTGGTCGCCGCTGTCGAGTAGCCCGAACAGCTCGGCGAGCGGACGTCCGGAGTCGAGTCCCGTCCACGCCCATCATGCCGGCGGCCCGCCCGTGCCGAGGGCTTGGCGATGTCGGAACCCGCGACATTGGTCGGCACGGCGCATGCCGGTGGCGCTGGATCGCCCGAGCGACTTCCGCTGGCGACGGCATGCCCTACTGCACAGCGCGCGCACGGCCTTCCATGCCTGCGGCGATGCGGTCGCTTCGACCTTTGCCTCTGCGCCGTCGCTGCGTCAACGAGGCGTCCCGGTCCGCAGATGCACGGCAGGGCGCGATAGACAGGGTCGCGGCTTGACTTCCTGCTCGGCGACCTCCCCGCGCGACTGCCTTGCGAAGCCGCGGTCGTGCTTGCGCTGCATGTCGCAGGATGCGGTCACGCGCCCCCGACAGCCACCGTATCTGGCGCAGGCTTGCCTTGGTCATATCCGTGACAGACGCCTCGAGCGCCTCCTGCTGCATGGCCTGATACGCGGCCCATTCCGCGTCAGGCATGCCGCTCTCGGCCTGCGTCTGGAACATCGGCTTCATCTCGTTGACAGCCGCCTGCCGCCTGATCTGCTCCTCGGTGGCAGGTGCCGATGCGATCCACGACCTGGCGCAACACTCGGTGTGGAGTCGGCAGATCCTGCGCCAGACTCACGGCGGTAGATCGCCCGTTGCGGTCATCGCGGATCGAGCGGTAGACGCGGCGCATATGCAGCCATCCGCTCGAACACACCACGAAGCTCTGCGCTTGGAGCCTTCTCAAACAGGTAAATCTCAAAGTTGTAGGTGACCTTCTCCTCAAGAGGCTTGCGCTGGTCAATGGTCATTGCCTCATAGTTGTCGAGACGTCTTGGAACGTCGCGCCCTCGACGCCCATGAAGTCGAACAGCAGCTCGAGGTCAGCGATCACCCGCGCCGGCGGCGTGGTGCCACGCGCCATGCGGAGGTACTCGGCGATTCGGAGGGATGAGCCTGTGCAAGGAGCGTCGACGCTACGTCGCCGCCCTTGCCGATGAGGATGTTCAGGGTGCGCGGGTCGAACTGCCCTGGCTGGGCCTCTGAGGCCTGCTCGAAGACTCGCTTCTTCGTAATGGCATTAAGCTCTGACGTTTGTGCAGCAACGCCATCGCCATATTCCGAAACGGTTGTTCCAGCCTCTGCCTCGTATTCGCCCGTGTATCCGTTCATAGCACCATGAACACGACATCTGGCTTCCCATTGTTAGCCGACGCGAATGCCTTCGCATTCCATCCAGCCGGTGCGTACTATCGTTCCACGGAAGGCGAGCGACTGCCCTGAATCCATGCGCCGCGTAATACGACGGAAGCACCGTGTCAAAGCAATCAAGTCGCGTTCCAAGCCTACTTGCACGGCAAGTGCCATGACGGCACGACCGTTTCGCTTCCTGGTGCGCTGAATACCGACACAATGTCGCCATCGGTCGTAAGCGCGAATCCTGCGGTTCCGTCCGCAGTTACGAACAGCCGCTTCTGCTGGTATTCGTCGGCGGTGTAGGCCGCAACACTGCACCGTGTGGATTGCTCTCATTGGTTTGAACGACTAGCGAACGGAACGCTTCTGCGCCATTCTGTCAGCAACCAGTTCCTGCATCACAGGAACAGGGAAGCCCTGCTTTCTCAAACGCAGTTCGCAGACGGTTTCCAGAAGTGAACTTCCGCTGCGACCGTTGCCGCTGTCAGAGTCCCATGTCGTCCAATACTCGCAGATCTTCGCTCGACAAACGAGAAGCCTCCTGCACCGAGTTCTGAATTATGTCTCGCGAAACGGACATAGCCTGCTGAAGCGGCGCACGAAAAACGCGAAAGCGTTTCACGATAAATGCGAAAACGGTTAAACACCCAAATTTGAGTAACTGAACGAAGTACAA